CACAAATGAAATCTTTAGTAAAAAGGACTTGTTCTGAAATGGGGAGCAAGTTTGCTTCAGACGATGCCGTTAATCTTGTATTAGGTACTGGTATTGTTGAAAGTAGGTATGAGTACATAAGACAGATGGGAGACGGTCCAGCGAGAAGCTTCTGGCAGGTAGAGGCGGCGACCGCAGTAGATAACCTAGTTCACTATCTTAAGCATCGCCCGAAATTGATGCAACAGTGTGCTAAAGCCAGTTATGTAGATTTAAAACATTGGCAAGATTTTAATGAGAAGAAATGGGAAGATATATTAGAAAAGAACATAGCTGCAGGTATTGTCCATTGTCGGCTGAAGTATTGGCGAGTACCTAAGAAGATGCCTAACACTATAGAGGGTCAATCTCATTACTGGAAAAAATACTACAATACAGAGGATGGTAAGGGAGACCCCGAGCATTTTGTTGATGCTTATAAGAAATATTTATTATAATGGCAAAAAAAGGTAGAAAAAAGAAAGCTGATGTCGTAAGAGAACTATGGAAGAAGACCAATACATTCCATAGAAGAAAGTGGTATAACGATAGTCAACAAGCTGTAGATTTTTATTTGAATGACCAGTTGACTCAAGATGAGGTAGATTCTCTTCAAGAATCAGGAATGCCAGATTTTATTATCAATAGAATAACACCAGCTATTGACATAATGAAATACTTTGTTACCGCTAACAATCCTAGATGGCAGGCTATAGGCGTAGAGGGTAGTGACTCTGATGTTGCTCATATTCATGGTGCTATATCTGAATATTGTTGGCACTTATCTGGTGGTAAATCATTATTTGGTCAAGTTGTCCATGATGCTTTAACTAAGGGGATTGGATATTTTGCTATTACTGTTGATACTGATGCTGATAGAGGTAAGGGAGAAGTGATGTTTTCTACTGTAGACCCTTATGACGTATATGTTGACCCTACCAGTAGAGACCTTTTCTTCTCAGATGCTAATTATATGATTATTCAGAAAAATATGTCAAGGGAAGCTCTGAAAAAGTTAATGCCTCAGTATAAGGCTAAAATATCAAAATGCACTGGGACTCCTGAGTCAAAGCAAACATCTAATAGAGATAAAAATGCAAGTTATTCCATTCAACACGCAGATATTGATTTCGCAGATACATTCAAACCTGATGATGCAGAAAAAGATGATATTATAGATTTTTATGAGTGCTATGAGAGATTAAAAGTACCATTTGTTAATGCTATTATTGAGACTCCTCCTTCCCCAAGTCAGATGAAGAAGATTGAGGAAGAAATCCAAAGAGAGCAAGAGAGGATGCAGGCTGAGTTGCAAGTTTCTTTAAAAGAGCAATCTTTAGAAATTCAACAAGCGGTTCAATCTGGAGATATGATTCAAGAGAGAGCAGATTTGGAAATGCAAAAAGCCCAAGAAGAAGCTCAGATGAAACTGCAAGAAATGGCAAATAGTATGGAAGCTCGCCTCATAGAGGCGAAAACATCGACAGAAACTATCATAATGGAGAAGACTGTTTTTGATAAGTTGCTAGAAGAAGAAGCCTACGCTGCTAGAGTGCAAGATTTTGTAATATTTAATCAGCAAAGAATAATGCTTACTTGTTGTGCTGGAGATACATTTCTTTATGAACAGAGATTGTCAATAGACCATTTTCCAATAGTACCTATATGCTACACCCACACAGGAACACCATATCCTATGAGCGCAGTTACTCCTATGATTGGTAAGCAAAGGGAGATAAATAAATCGCATCAGGTTATGTTGCATAATGCGAATCTTGCTTCAAATTTAAGATTTTTATACACAGAAGGTGCTATTGACGAAGAAGAATGGGAACAGTATTCATCTGCCCCTGGGGCACTCTTAAAATATAGACAAGGATTTGATGCTCCTTCAGCTGTGCAGCCTATCCCTATCAACAATGCATTTTATACTATTACCCATCAAGGTAAAGAAGATATTGAGTATATTTCTGGCGTCGCATCCCAAATGCAGGGAGTTGGAGAACCTCAACATGAAACTTATCGAGGGATGTTAGCGTTAGACGAATATGGTACTAGACGTATTAGGCAGTGGACAAATAATGTTGTTGAACCTGCCCTTGAACAACTCGGTAAAGTATTTTTGCAAGTAGCTCAAGTTGTATATAATGCGAATAAAGTTTTTAGAATAGTCCAGCCAGAGGCTGGTCAATCCCAATCAGAAGTCGAATCCGTAGAAATTAATATACCAGTTTATAATGATTATGGAGAGGTTATTAAGAGATGGAACGATTATGCAAGTGCCAAGTTTGATGTAAGAGTAGTTGCAGGTTCTACTCAGCCAATAAATAGATGGGCATTAATGGATGAATATTTCAAATGGTTTGAAGCTGGTCTTATAGATGATATAGCTATGTTAGGTGAAACGGATATTAGAAATAAGAAACAAATTATGGCTAGAAAGTCATTATATGCTCAATTACAGAGTACTATAGAGGAACTTAATTCTGCGGTAGAAGACCAGCAAGGGACTATACAAACACTTCAAAGGCAAGTTGTACAGGCAGGAATCAAAGATAAGATAAAAGATGCTGATGTTAAGATTCAGAAGGCAACTACTGAGACTACTTCACAGCAAAAACTCATACAAAATATTATGAGGTCAGACCTTGCAACTGCGAAGAAAGAACAGGTTGCAAAAGAAGGAAGGAAAAAGTAAATTGAAAAGGAGAAAACAATGAGTGAATTAGATATACAGGAAAACGCGGAAGTCAGTATTGATGCTTTGCCCCCTGAAGCTAATCCTCTTGGAACAGGTAAAGAAGATTTTTTCGACCAGCTTGACAGACAGGTTATGGGGTCGGCTTTAGAACCGAGTGAACAGTCTTCGTCACCCGCTCAAGAAGGACAGACAACTTCTCATGTTGAGAACTCTGTTGTGAGTGAAAGTGTAGATAACGACTACACAACCCTAGAGAAAAGGTATAGTGATTCTTCTCGTGAAGCAAAACGACTTAACACTCGTTTGACAGAGTTAGAACCATATTTACCCGTTCTCGACGCGATGAAAGAAGACCCTAATTTAGTGTCTCATGTGAGAGGCTATTTTGAGGGTGGTGGCTCTGCCCCTAAAGACCTAAAATCACAACTTGGGTTAAATGAGGATTTTATGTTTGATTATGACGATGCTATATCTGACCCTAACTCAGGTAGTGCTAAGTTATTTCAAGCTACTGTAGACGGAGTTGTTCAACGCAGGATTGGTGAATTCGCACAACAGCAAACTGCTAAAAATGCGAAGGTAGCAGATGAAGCAAAGTTCAGAGAACAATATAACGTCAATGATGGCGAATATGATGAACTTGTAGATTTTGCTAAAGGACATAAGTTGACGTTGGAGGATGTTTACTTTCTCAAGAATCGTGAAGGTCGTGACCAAGTGGTTGCGGATAGCGTGAGAAGAGAACAGGTCAATCAAATGAAAAACGCCAGAGCAGGTACTCCTCAGAGTATCGCTAGTGTTGGCAATGAGTCTAGAGGAGAACAATCTTTAGACGACCAAGTATTTGACCAACTTTTAGGTGTAGGGGAGAGACTCGACGATATAGGACTATAACCCTAAACTAAAAGGTAAATAAAAATGGCTGATACAAGCTACCCTCAGGTTACACCCCTGAAACTAGCTACCAGCTCAGGACTTACCGAGTCTAGTAAAGCTATAGCTGCATCAGGTCTATCAACTGGTGACCTCAGGAGACGATATGATTTCTCCCAGAGGTTTTCAGAATTAGCTATCGACCAAACACCGTTTTTTCGGTTTGTTTCGACAGTAGCTAAAAAACCAGTAGACGACCCGCAGTTTAAATTCACAGAAAAACGACAATCGTGGATGAAGCGATATTGTTATGTCGTTGGTCATATAGTTACAGGAGACGCTGATTCTCACAATGATGCGACTTTTCAAAACTACAATGACGCAGACAATGGTGCAAATGAATCCATTGCTGCTGGCGATACTGTGAAGTTGTACGTGGCTACAGACTATAAGTCAGCTGGTAACTTACAAAACATCTATGGACAATCAAATGGAGCGATTGCAGTAGGTGCGACCGGAACTGCTCCAGAATTCCTAATGCCTAACCAAATTCTTAGAGTTAATCTCTCTGCAACTGCTGGTGGTGGAACAGTAATTAGTGATTATGCACTAGTTAAAGTTTCTGCTGTTGGAGCTGAGGTTACTAAGAATAGTATGCAAGTTAAACTTGTTACTGGTGAGGTTATTAGGGCGGCAAGCGGTGAGCTTACTTCATATGCAAGTAATACACCTGTTTCACAAGTATACGACAAGGAAATCTCTGGAGCCGAGGGCTCTTCGGGAAGTCTTGAAGCTATGCGTGTTCAAGTAGCAGGTACTTCTTACGAAGAAGGTAGTTCATTACTTGGTAAATCATGGAAAGATAATCCATATAGTACTGGTTATGGGCAAACTCAGATTTTTAGGTCTGAATTTGGTATGACCAACACTGCAAGAGCAACTGCACTTAAATACGAACCTAACGAATGGGCGCGTGTTTGGCGTGATAAGTTGACTGAACACAAGTGGGAAATTGAATATGCTGGGCTTTTCGGAGCGCAGGTTTCAGATGCCGCTGGTGTAGGTCACACACAAGGCGCAGTTGATTATGTCTTGAAGTATGGTAACATCTTTAGTTGGAGTTCATCGAAGACTATTGATGACTTTCTTGATGATATGTCAAGTTACGTTGACCCTCGCTATAACCAATCTAGAGCAACAGTCTACTTCTGTAGTACCGAAGTGTACAACTGGTTGCACAAAATCGGTGGTTTCTTTAAACAGAACCTCGGTCTTGACGACCAAATCAGAGCAGACTTAGCTATTACGGGAAGAAAGAAAGTTCTCGGACTAGACATGACTACTTTTAGTACTGTCTATGGGGACATGAATGTTTCTCGTTGTATTGCTCTCGATGGTTCTGCTGTAAGCATCTTAGGTGTAAATATGAATAATGTTAAATACCGTCCATTGGTCGGTAATGGCGTTAATCGTGACACCGCTATCTACGCAGGAGTTCAATCACTAGAAAACTCTGGTATTGACAAACGTGTAGATATGATTCTTACAGAATGTGGGTTCGAGTGGCAAATGCCAGAATCACATGCAGTTTGGAAATAAGTAATCTAAACTAATACATGGCGACGCTCCATTCCGCTTTTAACCCTCCTTTCTCCGGTTTGGGGCTGACCCATGTACTAATATTATGAAAATTTGGGAAAAAGTCAATAACATAACTGGTCACGGTACTAAAGCTAGATATCTAGTAGAGTATATTAATGCTGGTTCTAAGTTTATTCTAGCGTCATTACCTGAGAAGTTTCTATGGACTGTTGCTAGTGAAACTGAAATAAATGGTTTTAATAGTTCTGGGACAAGTACGATAGGAACGGGTTCCAGTATTGCATATGATAAAATATTAGCTGTTTATAGAATGGATAGTGGAAAGAAGAGAGTATGCTCAGAAGCACCAGACAAAAGTATACATATCTTTGATGAGGCTGGTAGTTTATTAACTGCAACAGAGATGTTCCCTAAATACTACAAATTAGGAGGAAAGATTTATATTAAACCTGACCCTGACTATAATGCTCATGTGGGAAGTGGGAACGCATTCCAACACGCATATACTGACCTTGATGGAAATACTGTTACTGTAGATTCAGAAGAAGGGGATAAAGGTGTGGTTGTTTATTCTGCTCCTCCTGTGGTAGATGAGAATGATGATAGTTGGATATTAGTAGAATATGAGAATATAGCTATTCTATATGCAGCTTCACTTGATTGTTTACGTCTTGTCTCTTCATATAGGACTAGTTGTGAAAATGAGATAAAAGAAATTACAACCGCGACGACAGGTTTATTGGCTTCATTTAGAACAAATGTTCCTACAATAAATTTTACAATAGATACTAATGGTAATGCAGTTTCTATCCCTGAATTAAGTTTAAATCTTACAGTACCAGATGATTTACCTACTTATTCTTTTACTAAGACACTACCAAGCTTTAGTTTTAGTGATAGTTTACCCTCTCCTATATCTTTAAGCACAACTTTACCGACTTTAGATGTTAGTGGCTTTTCTGAACCTAGTTCTGTAAGCGTTTCTACTTCTTTGCCTAGTGCAGTTAATGTTCAATCAACTCTACCAGATTTAGGTAGCTTTAGTGAAATAGGTATACCAAGTGCATTTAGTATTGATTCCTCATTACCCATATTCGCATTTAATAGAACACTTCCTACTGAGATTAATCTGAGTAAGTCCTTACCTGATTCAATAAGTATAACTAGAACATTACCTAGTCCAATATCACTAACGTCAACACTTCCTACTAATTTTGATATATCTACAGATTTACCAGTTTTCTCATTTACAGGTACTCCACCTTCCCCATTAAATATTACTAAGAGTCTTCCTTCAAGCTTATCAGATTCATTGGATAGTGAATTACCTACTTGGAGTTCAACAATAGCTATGCCCTCAGGAATTTCAATAACAAGTGATTTACCATCGCCATTTTTACTTTCAGAGGAGTTTCCAGTTGGATTGGCTATAAGTAGTAGTCTACCTGATGATTTTGATGTAAGTGATGTAGATTTCCCTGATGGATTTGAACTTCAAACAAGTTTACCATCTTTTGTACACCAACATTTTACTATAGACCACACAGAAGTTGATGATGCTTTAACAAGTGCAAAGAATTTATTTGATACTGGTCTTACAGGTGCTGACGCAGGTAGTGCAGTAGCTAAATCTACACTTTATTGGTTAGAAGATGAAGACCCAGACATGGTTACTTCGACCTCTAGTGGTATACAAGCTGAAATCGCTAGAGCAAATGTAGAGATGCAAAAACAAAATCAGAGATTAGAGAAATTTCAAAGAGATGTTAATACTGAAGTATCTAGATTTCAAAATATGGTTCAGTTGTATCAAACTGATGCTCAAAATGAACAAGTAAGAGTAAAAACTGATGCAGACCTATATAAAACTAAGGTAGATACTGAAAGAACTAGAATAAATGCTGAGGTTGAGAAGTTTCAAGCTGATTTTTCTAAAGAGGCTAAAAGAATAGATACTGGTCTTCAAAGGTATGCATCTGACGTTCAAAAGGAGCAAGTTAGAATATCTGCTGAGTCTGAAAAGTACAAACTTGAGGTAACCTCAGAACAAGCTAGAGTCCAAACTGAGTTGGCGAAGTTGAAGACAGAAGTAGAGAGTGAATCAACTAGAGTACAAAATGAGATTACTAAGTATGCTACTGAAGTGCAATATTTGACAGCTAAGAGTACAGAAGATGTTAAAGTCTATTTAGCAGAAGTTGAGTCTGAGAAGACTAGAGTAGAAGTAGAAACTAGTAAGTTTTCTAAAGAATTAGATGCATCTGTCAATAGAAATAAATCAACTGGTGAAAATTATGTCATAGAAATGCAGAAAGAATCTGCTAGAATGGAAAGCCAATTAAAGAAATATCAATCTGAGTTAGAAAAGGAAGTATCTAGATATAGAGAAGAGGTTGGGGCATATAGAGCAGAAATTGAGAAAGAATCTGCGGTCGCCAATGTTGATATAACTAATTTTAAAGCTGATTTAGATAAGGAGATGGGTAGATTTGATATGGAAATGAAAAATTGGACTAGTGATTTTCAAAGAGCAGTTCAAGATTTCCAATCTAAGATAACATCATTCACTACTGAGGTTCAGAAGGAGAATGCTAGAGTTCAGACAGATTTGGCTAGATACCAAGCTAATTTAAATGAGGAACTTCAGGTGTTTGGTTCAAAAATTAATAAGTACGGCTCAGAGACTCAAAAAGAAGGACAAAGATTTCAAAGTGAAGCTGGTAAATATAATGCTGAATTAGGAAAAGAATCTCAGAGAGTGCAAAACGACATAGGAATATATAATGCAGAACTTGGTAAGCTTAGCTCGAAATTTCAATCAGACATATCAAAATATCAAGTTGAGTTGGGGAAGGAAACGCAAAGACTTAGTTCGGAGGTTGCGAAGTTTAATGCAAGTTTAGGTAAGGAAGTGCAAAGAGTAAATTCTGAGTTAGGGGTGTTTCAAGCCGAAGCAGGTAGGGAGCTTCAAAGATTTAATGGTCAAATTGCTAAATACAATGCATCTTTAGGTAAAGCAGTTCAGGTCATGGGTAAGGATGTTGCTCAATTTACAAATGATATGAGTAAGTACGCTGGTGTTATACAAGCTAAGGCTACTGTCATTAACAACGAGTTTGGAAAAGCTAAATCTTATTTAGATGAAGCTAGTTTAAGATTGCAAACTGGTGCTACTTACATGAATAAGAGCCAAGCTATTTTTGGAAGCTCTAGGGATTATTATCAAAGAGCAATACAAGAATTATCTGCTATTAGTGGAGCTGTTACCGCTCCTCCTCAGCAACAGCAAACTCAGAGACAAGAGCAGGGGGCTACATCGTGACAATATTAGAAATGATGGAAAGAGCAAACACTAGAGAGACTAAGTTAGCAACTGCTTTTATTAAGGATGCTATTACTCAAATACAGAGTACTCACGAGATTGTTCTAAAGAATAATAAACAAAATATTGTTAAAGACCAAAGAGACTACAATCTTCCTACTGATGTTATATCTTTAGATAGTATATCTGTGTTAGATACTGAAGATGGCAATAAATACAAAAGAATTAGAAGATTAATGGATGACCCGTTAGTCTCAGAAGATAAAGATTTAGGATAATGAGTTACGACACTAATAAAAATTACTATTATAAAAGACATGGAAAGATTCTTCGTCTTTATAAATTTAGAAAAAATACACTAGGTCCAGTTGATACAGAGGGTAGAGTAAATAGTTCTATTTCTGAATTCACTTATCCAGATGAAGCAATTACATTAGGATTAAGAGTTGAGTACACAGCTCTAACTAAACCTTTTGTAGATGAAGACCCTGAGACTACAGCTGATTCAAGCTTAACTGAGAGTACCACTCCCAAAGAAAGTGCTCATGTTAATTTGAATAGAGTTTTGTCTTTAGCTGTAGTGGAATATCTAAAAGCCCAAATGGCAGAAAGACAGGGAGATATAAAGGCAAAAGAGTACTTTATGAATCAATTTTATAATAAATTGGCTGACAATGAAAGTAACAAAAATGATGTTTTTGTTACTATACCAGCTCAGCCTTATGCAGTAAGATAGGAGTAAGCAATGGCAACAAGCGTAAAAGCTAGAGTAGATGTGAGCGTGAGTCCATATATCTCAATAGGTACAGAAAATAATCAACCTGATATTACTACAGGTTTAACTTCGGCAACATTCCCTACTGGGTATTTCGGTGGTGGCAGTTTTTTAGCTACTATTGATAATGATAATAATGTTGAAGTTATTGTCGGAGGAGTTGTAATACCAAGCGCAGATGGTGCAGTTGGAGCAGCAACCGCTATACTAGCAGATGCAGCGACTGGAGTATTGATATTGAGAAATTCTGGATTTGAAGAAGCCGCTAAAACAACCGCAGCGAATGCTGCTGCGAGTATAATGATTCGTTCAGCTAATAGCAATACAGCATCAGCGATATGCGAATTAGGAGTGGCTAATAAAGATGTATTTGTAATCCCTTACACAGGACAAGCGTGTAGTGGATTTTATGCAACTAATGAATCCACGATTGTATCTAAACCGGTTTATCTTGAGTATTGTTTTATCAATAACGAAGAATAATAAGGAGTAAAACATGGCTAAAGGAATACAGGATTACACCCCTCAGGAGAGTGTTTCCCCATATATCAAAGCAGTCGTAGCAACAGGAAATGCCCAAGACCCGTGTAGAGCGGTTCATATGACAGCAGTTGACGCAAGCGTGACATTGACCGTACATGATGTTGAGGTTGCTTTCTATCTGTTACGAGGGCATACGTATCCTATATGTGCAACAAAGTCCAGTTCAACTGACGTAGTATTGTTATACTAAATGATTCAAGCAAATTCATATCAAGACATCCAAGTTTTACAGGATGCTGAATTTAGTAATAGTATTACGTTTGATTCTGAATATGACACAGGTGATTATAGCTATCAAGCTAAAATAGCTGCGGATAGTAAAAATACTCCTTTTACATATGATGGTGTAGTGGATGCAGTTAATGATATTTCTTTTACTATTGTAAAAACTAGTGAGACTGTATTGACTCTATCTTTAAATGCAAATCAAACTTCTAAATTTGAGGATGACTTTGAAGGAGTATGGGATTTACTTTCAAAGAGAACAAGTAATTCAACATTCACAAGAGAATTAGCAGGAGATGTGGTGGTATCGCCTAGCGTGACACCTAAATTTTAATTATGCCCGGTGGAAATGTAGCTGACAAAAGCTCAACAAAAAGTTTTGGGACTCAAAATGCGTCTAAGTCGACTGATAGTTTTAGTATAAAAGCGAGTGCAATACCAGTTACTCTTGCTTCTTTGCCTTCTTCTAAGAATGTACAAGCCGCTCTTGAAGAAATTTCAACACAGGTAGCAGTCCAGACCACAGCCCCAACTGGGGCGGATGTTACCGAAGGTGATTTGTGGTATGACACAGATGATGATATTCTTTTTGTAAGAAGAGATACTTCTTGGATTGAGATGGTTCAAGAAGAACTCTCAGGGAATATCGATGGTGGGTCATGGTAAATAATAAAATAAGGAGTTAGATATGGCTAACGTAATTAAGTTCAAACGTGGTGACGACAATAGTCTCCCAAATCCGGTAGGTTCGGGAGAACCCCTATGGAGTGAAGACCTAGGTAAATTATACGTAGGTGTAAATAGTTCTTCTTCAAAATGGGTAGGGGCAGAAATTGACAACGGGACTACGCTTGGAACTTCTCAAACAAAACTGGCGACTCAATATGCTATAAAAACATATGTAGATGACCAAGTAGACACAGTAGACACTATAGCAGAACTAGGTGATACTACCATTGCTAATATATCAAATGCACAAGTGATGGTATTTGACGATGATGGTGGTGGCAGTGATGACACATGGAAAAATGTTACTATAAGTAGCGATGCTACGATAACTAACGCAGGTGTTCTTACAATTGCTGCTGATGCCGTAACAAATACTAAACTTGCAAATATCGCTCAAGGAAGTGTAAAAGTTGGTGGTGGTTCAAATGCTCCTACTGACTTAGACGCTAAAACTAGTGGACAGATTCTTGTAGGTGATGGTACTGATATTG